GAGGTAGATGATATACCCCCACCTATACCAGAAAGGATTGCACTACTGCGAGTAGCGCCCGTCAATCAGTTGGTTGACGATATAGGGATGAATAGAGGGGACGGCGTGTATATAGTATGCGAGCTATAAAAAGAGTGCCCTAGTGATAGGGCACTTTAGGAGAGGAGTAAACACATGAAACACATACAAAAGTATGGGTACACTTTAACACAGCAGGAAAAAAATACAATGAGAATTATTGAGATGCGAGGAGATACTCCCGAAATTGTTAGCGCGACAGTTAAGCGTTGCATGGATAAAGGATATAGTGTGACGTTCTTAGATAGACTTACTATACTTGTTGACGATGGAGAAGTGAGTGCTTGCCTGTGGCTAGGCAGACCAGAGGGGCATACAAAAACGGTAGCATTAAACAAACTAGATAAGGAGCTGGGCTATGAGTAAAACACCAGAGGGTATGATTAAAGACCAAGTACGCAAGGTGCTTGATGGGATGGAGGCGTACTACTTCTTCCCTGCGGCGAACGGTCTGGGGCGTGCGGGAATTCCTGATGTGGTTGCGTGTATTGGCGGACACTTTGTAGGTATAGAGTGTAAGGCTGGTAGTAAACAACCCACAGCACTGCAACAACGCGAACTTGATAACATCGAGAAAGCAGGAGGAACAGGTCTCCTTGTTAATGCGGATAACGTGGACAAATTATTAAACATATTAAACGCACCAAAAAGAGGGTATTAACATGGCAGACATAACAGTTTTATTTGATATTGGTGAATGCTTCACTGAGGTTGAGTGTGAAGTAACGGGTTCATTGATTCCAGCGGACTTTCATCATGACATTGACGATAACAGAGAAGTGATGGTTAAAGACGTCCTCCTATTTGATAGTGGAGGTAGTGAAATACCCGTTGATGGTGAGGTGATGGATAAGGTATGCGAGCACGTTAATGCTAATTGGGTTGCTGTTTATAAAGCGGCAGAAAAAGACTTGGGAGAAGTATTTCTCCCCAACATTTAGAGGGCAGTGAGATGATTGATTTTTTAACATGGCTCGATGAGTCAAACGTAGCGTACTTACTGATGCTACTGTGCTTTCTTATTATGGCGCGGTTGCATGACATTACACTAAAAGAAAACATTAGGTTGAGAAAAATACTACATAAAGCTGTACTGGAGGACTAGACATGAGTAAAGAAAATAAATACATCAAGGCAGTAAACGATTTGCTAAAAGACGCGCATGGCAGCTCAGAAGATATGGCTGAACTTGCAATCGTATTCCACAAAGGTATCGCTGCACTGATTATGAATATAGTAGACGCCCATCAAGAAGAGATGCTGGTAAATGTAGAACCTACAGTTAGGTTCTACCTAGAGAAATTAAAAGAACTTCACCCACAGAAAGCAGTATTTAAAGCATAGGAGAACATCATGAGCGCAACAGCAATACTTACACTAACACTACAATTTCTAACCGCCGACACAGATATTGATAAACACGGCAAAGCGTCACAAAAAGAACGATTAACGTACACGACTACAAGCATACCGTACGCATCAATGCTGGCGTGTAACAACGCTAAAGAAGAATGGAACCTAGCAGTAGGTGCGTATCAAATGAGCAAACGACCTGCCAGAGTTATCATGGCAGTGTGTAACAACCAAGAAACGGGGAGCGTGGAATGAAAGACGAACACGTCATCTACTTGGTAGGGGCGGTGGGGTTTTTACTTGGTATTGTGCTGACTATCATCGTCAGCACGCTATCTCACAAGAACTATCATGAAGTAATTAAAACATCCATTGGAGAGATTATTCTCAAAGATGGTAAACTTTACACGGTGTACGAGATGCAGCGTACAGCTAATGGGGATATGGTGGCGAGATGATAACACTAGATATGGAAACATTCTATGACAAAACCTACAGCCTATCCAAGCTCACTACTGAGGAATATGTAAACGGTGATGAGTTTGAAGTGATTGGCGTAGGGATTAAGGTAGACGATAAACCTACCATCTTTTACACAGGCACTAAGGAAGAGCTTAAGGCGTACCTGGATATATACGATATACCTAATCAAATCCTGCTGTGTCATAACACATTCTTTGATGCGACAATTTTGTCTGAGTATTTTGGTATCACTGCTAAACGATATCTCGATACACTCTCTATGGCTCGTGCAATTCATGGCATCTCAGTAGGGGGTAGCCTAGCCAAACTCGCAGAGCATTATGGCATCGGTGTTAAAGGAACTGAGGTAGTCAATGCACTGGGTAAGCATCTAAAGGACTTCTCACCAGAGGAGTTGGCTCGCTACGGTGAATACTGTGTGAATGATGTGGATTTAACGTATGAACTCTTCCATAAGCTCATGCCGCACTTTAACATACAGGAGCTGTCACTGATTGACATTACAATTAAGATGGCAACAAAGCCTACACTCACAATCGACCTGCCTATGCTAGAGGCTTATCTGCATGAAGTTCGTGCAAAGAAAGAAGACCTACTCAGCAGAGTAGTGGCAGACAAGAAAGAGATAATGAGTAACCCTAAGTTCGCGGCGTTGCTTGAGGGCTTTGGGGTTGAGGTGCCAATGAAAGTATCACCTACTACGGGGAAATTGACGTATGCGTTTGCAAAGACTGATGATGGGCTCAAAGATTTACTTGAGCATGATAACCCAGATGTACAGGCTCTGGTCGCCACGCGGCTTGGTGTTAAGAGTACAATCGAAGAAACAAGAACTGAACGCTTTATTGGTATCGCTAAACGAACTAATTACCTACCCATACCACTGAACTATTATGGCGCGGCGACAGGACGCTGGTCTGCAGGGGGTGGACAGAAAGTAAATTTCCAAAATCTACCTAGAGATAGCACCCTTAAGAAGTCTATCATTGCACCGGCAGGAAGTGTTGTAGTAGGGGCTGACTTATCTAACATCGAGTTGCGTGTAGGTCTTTGGGTATGTGATGAGATGGAAGCCCTCAAGTCTCTAGGCGCTGGTCGGGATTTGTATAAAGAGTTTGCGTCCCTTGCATTTAACGTGGACTACGATGAGGTAACTAAGGCTCAACGCTTTATCGGAAAATCCTCACAATTATCGCTCCTATTCCAGGTTGGGGCATCAAAACTACGGAGTGCTATTAAAGCAGGGTCAGGTACTGACTTAGGAGAGATGGAGGCTAAGCGTATTGTAGACCTCTACCGCAAGACCTACACAGGGGTGACTGCTTTTTGGAAGACGTGTAGCACAGCGATTACCGCAATCGCAGACGATAATAAGTTTACTTTTGGGCGAAACGGTTTGTATGTAGTAGAAGGTAAGCGTGGCGTGAAGCTCCCGTCAGGCCTGTATATGCAGTATCCACAGCTTGAGAATGTTATCGACGAAAACACAGGCGAGAAGGGGTATAAGTATAAACTCCGCAACGGATATGATAGACTGTATGGAGGTAAATTAACGAACAATCTTGTGCAGGGAACTGCACGATGTATCATGTCAGAAGCTATGGTTCGTATTAGTAGTAAGTATCAAATCGCGCTGTCGGTTCACGATGCGCTGTATATAGTGGTTCCAGAGGATGAGGCACAAGTAGCCTTAGACTACCTTATTGAGGAGATGTGCAAACCTCCCTCATGGATGCCCGACATACCACTAGCGGCTGAAGGTGGATGGGGTAGAAGTATTGCAGATTGTTAGGAGAGTATGATGACAAAACAAGAATTATATGATCGCCTAGATATGGCACAGAAGAATAAGAAAGAGTTGAAGAAGCTCAAAGTACAGTTACTTAAAGAGATTGAACAGCTCAAACTTATGGTACGAGCGATGGAAGAGCAGGAGGTGTTAGATGGGTGAATTTATTTACTGGTTATCAGTGCTTGTATTGATTGTTTGCTTTTTTATTGAATACACAGACAGAGGTGGCAATGATGGAGCCAATTAGGAACGTAAAAGAAGTAACCCCTGCGCCTAGTGCAGTGAATTGTAAGCATGACCATTGGCGGGTCTACCAATCCTTAGGTTACCGTGAGTGCGATAGATGCAAAGAAAAGCGCCCTATCTTTAACGTAGTAAGGCACCAGCGATGAACATATCACATATATTTTTAGGGCTGTCGCCATTTTTGAGAGATAGATTTACCGCTGAGGTGATGACGTTGGGGCTTATCAATGACCTAAACGAAGCGCAGTTTCAAGCACGGTGTAGGCGACTAATCCGCCAGCATAACGGAGAGAGCAGGAAACTCTATAAAGCAATGGCTAACCTTAACCGTGCAGAGCGCGAAAGATTTTTTAATGTAGTAAGTGGAGTGAGTGATGGTAAATAAAATTGAACAGAAGATTGTCGGTTATAAAGTAGTCGACAAAAGCGAAACGCCAGCAGTAGAAGCAACAAAAGAAACCATGCACGAGGGGATACTGCGACCAACTGACCTGCACGGTGCAACGTATAAGATCAAAACGCCACAAAGCGAACACGCGCTATATATCACCATTAACAACATGGAGCTTGATGGTGTAGTGCATCCTTACGAGATGTTTATCAATTCAAAAAACATGGATCACTTCCAATGGGTAATTGCGCTAACGCGTTTGGTGTCTGCAGTGTGGCGCAAGGGTGGGGATAGTAAATTTCTAGTTGAGGAACTCAAGAATGTGTTTGACCCTAAAGGCGGTTACTATAAACGCGGTGGTGTCTATATGCCATCACTAGTAGCTGAGATTGGCAGCGTGATTGAGCAGCATCTCAAAAGTATTGGTGTGATTAAAATTGAAGTTGATGAACACCAACAGGCGTTTTTGGAAGCGAAGCGGAAAGAGGTAATGGGCAGTGAAGAATCTGGGTATCCTGCGCACGCTACGCTATGCCCAGAATGTAATACAAAAGCGGTAGTGATGATGGATAACTGTAAAGTATGCCTGTCATGCTCTGCAAGTAAGTGTGGTTAAATTCTGGGGGAGATAAGTAATGTTAGACTATTGCGGCGAAGAAAAATTCTACCCGATGGACGGTGATAATGATTGTTATGATGCTTATACACCAAACCTTAGTGGAGTTGAGTTTGCAAAAATGTATCATAAACCATCAAGAATTCCGAAACATTTTACACCTAATCATAATTATTATGATATATGGGTTAGTTTCGATAGGATTATTGAAAGAGCGACTTGTTATTCAATATTAAAAGATAATTTTTGGATGAATATACCTAAAAAGATTGTTAGGGAAATTAAAAATAATGAAATTTTTGTCTACCGACCTATATTTAATAAGATTTATGAAAAAAGTGTTTCCCTATGTTCAAAGCAAAAGGAGAGTGAGATGAAAGATGTATTAGATAAAATGTCGGACGAGATTAGACTAGATGTCACTTCTAAAATACTAACGATGTTAGATGTAGCAATCGATTCGCTGGGTGAGATTAAACCACTAGACAAATTGTTGCTAGACAGAATCGATGCGTTGAAACAAAAAGCCGATGAGTTAAGAGGAGAGTGAGATGACCAAAAAAGAATCACTGCGAATACTAAAGTTGCTGTGTAATTTAGAAACTGTGGTGTTTGAAAATAGAACCAATGTGCCGGATTACATATCCGATGAGTTGTTAAGCGTGGTTGAGTTATTAACTAAAAACATTTTAGGAGAGTGAGATGAGTGAAAAAATAAAAACAGGTGGGCCCGCGTTTCCCAGCGGCGAGCGGTATCTTAGCGACGGTAATTTGTGTGGCAAAAACCCTTTGCATGAAGGCATGACGCTACGCGATCATTTTGCGGCCAAGGCGATGCAGACTTTAGTAGTGGAACAATGGGCACCAAAAGATTGTGCAAGACAGGCTTACGAATTTGCCGATGCCATGCTCAAAGCAAGAGGAGAATAAAATGAAAGATAATAATTTTAAAGAAAAAACGATAGATGAAATGCTAACGGTGTTAGACATAGCAATCAATACACTTGGTGAGATTAAACCACTAGACAAATCACTGCTAGACAGAATTGATGCGTTGAAACAAAAAGCCGATGAGCTAAGAGGAGAATGAAATGAGTAAGCATACAGAAGGGCCGTGGAAAGTTGATGGTATAACAGAACTGTGTATTTACGATGTTGACAGTAGGTTTATTGGTTTGGCATCTATTACATCTATTAAGGGAAGTAATGATACCTATAACGAAGCATACGAAGAAGCAAAAGCTAATGCGCGACTAATGGCCGCCGCGCCTGAGTTGTTGGAGGCTTTAATGTTAGCTAAAGACATGATGATTGTTAATGATTTAAGTTTACCTTATACCTTTGAGGTCATTGATGAAGCAATCGCCAAAGCAAGAGGAGAATAAAATGAGTAAAAAAGAATCACTGCGAATACTAAAGTTGCTGTGTAATTTTTTAACCACAATAGATGAGCAACAAAATGAAAATCGAAATTAAAAAACTAAACAAGGATGCAGTAATCCCAGAATATGCAACAAGCGGAAGCGCGGCAGTAGACTTGCGTGCGAACATCACAAAACCGGTTGTATTGGATTTAGGTGAGACGTTTTTAGCACCAACAGGACTTGCAATTAACATCGCTGAGGGTGAAGTAGCAGCGCTTATCTTGCCACGAAGCGGACTAGGACATAACTATGGCATCAAACTAGGAAATTCTGTTGGGCTTATTGATTCGGATTACCAAAAAGAGTTAATGGTGTCGATTAAAAACACGGGTACAGGTATCTATAAAATCAACCCGCAAGATAGGATTGCACAAATGCTTTTTATCCCTGTGATTATTGCAGACTTTGTTGAGGTTGAGGAGTTTAGCAGTAAAACAAATCGTGGTGGTTTTGGTAGTACGGGGGTGGCGTGATGAGTATGACAGACCATGAAAAAGAGCGTGTATATGAATCTATGATAAGTATAAGAAATGCTATAAATAATGTTGAACAAGCTAAATCACCTCTTGGATTGATAATCAATGTAAGTTCGTACTACGACATTTTAGAATCGTGCGAGAAGATACTTAGAGTTACAGCAGAAGAACTATTTCAATTAACGCGAGAAAACAACTAATGAACGATTTACAAAAAGAATTACAAGATTTAAAAGCAAAGGTAGCGGAATTGGAAGCACGGATTGTTGCTGAGCCTGTAGCAAAGTGGCAGCCTAAAGGTGGGGATTTTTATGTAGGCACAGGAGGTTCAGTTAGTATGATTGACAGCCGAGTATTCACAAAAGAATTCGGAATAGAACGTGAAACCAGAGAACAAGCGCAGCGAGCGGCAGTAGAAATGCGCAGATATAACCGATTGTTGGCTTTGCGTGATGAGTTATATGCTGATAAAGATGTGAATTGGCTGAATGATAAGGAAGAAAAATACTCTTTGTATTATTCACACGAGAAAGGGAAATGGGAGTTAGATTGGAATGTTACTAATGAGAGCATACAACCTTATTTCACAACACTAGAATCAGCACAAAAGGCTTGCGATATGCTCAACAGTGGAGAGGTAGAATTATGACGCATGAAAACAAAAGTTATTGGGATGAAATCTCAAAACTCACAGCACAACGCGATGAATTATTAAGCGTTTTAAATGATGTTTTAGATTCATGGCGTATTGGTAAATCAATAACTGAAGCAGAAGAAATTTATAGTAGCGCAGAAGATTTATTAAACAGATATAACTAGGAGTAAAACAAATGATACCAACAACAGCTTATATTTTAATCAGTACGCTTATCACTCGTGGGGACGTAACACAAACCACTGCAACATTTTCAGATAAGCCATCGTGCGAATCAGCGGCACAGCGGGGAGACTTTATTTACAGGGAGTTGCAAATCAGTGGTAGATGGAATTTGACTTGTATGCCTTACATGAAAGGGGAAACAAAATGAACAGCGTAAACAAAACTTATTCCTCGCTATTAGTTGAAATCTTAGCGAATGGCGGCAAGGTAACAACAAGAAACAGTGATGTGCATTCACATTTTAATTTGCCAAATGTCACGTTTAACAGCCCTCCGCTTGTAACCGTGAGAAAAACGGCGTGGAAAAAAGCACTGCGTGAGATGGAGTGGTTTTTATCGGGCGATGAAAAATGCCCCGATGAATTGCTTGATTGGTGGGATGGGCAGTTAGATGCGGATGGTAATCTAGTATCAGGCTACGGTGAACAACTAAAAAGTAGCACGTTTTATGATTGGAGAGTAGAAGAACACAATTTTTTTGATCAGATTGAATTTATCCAAGACGCATTAAAATCGAACCCGAACAGCCGCCGTTTGTTAATGACAGCATGGAACGCTGGGGAAATGGCACATATCACAGAAACAAACGACAATCCAAACACGCCGACTTGTTGCCACTCTATCATTGTGCAATTCTTTGTGCGTAATGGTGAGCTTAGTATGAAAACATACCAGCGAAGTGCTGATATGCTTCTAGGTGTACCGCACAATTGGATTCAATCTTGGGCAATGCTTATGTGGTTTGCGCATCATGCGGGGCTTAAAGTTGGCACAATGACGTGGATGTGGGGGGACGCTCACATTTATGATGAAGAATCGCATTTAGAGACAGCGAGAAAAATTATTGATGCAACTTACCACCAAGACGTAAACATTGAAATGGTGTACGCACCAACAACGACAGAATTTAAAGCCAGTGATTTTGAAATCGTTGGCGTGATTCCACAGCCGATAGTTACAACAAAGCCGAGATTACTATGACAGAACAAACAAAAAAATGTTGTCATTGCAAAAAAGACTACCCGTTATCTGAATTTTACCTAAGATCAAAAAACCCTGAAAATAGGAATCGTGTCTATACTGGAGAATGTAAGGCTTGTTGTAGAACAAGGGCCGCTCTTATCTATCGCAGAAATAGGAAAGAGCAATTAGATATGCGTTCTTTAGATAATAAACTATGTGTAAGATTTTTAAAACAACATACAATCATGCCAACTTTATGGGAGATGACATTATGAATACAGATAGACCAAATATGTTTAAGGTAGATGCAGCAGAATACCTTCTTCAAAACCGCTTTATGTATCGTGGTGACTCAGTACACGAATCAAAACCAGACATGGTAAACTCCCCATCTCACTATAAAACTGGTAAGATAGAGTGTATTGAAGCAATGGAAGCTATGTTATCTAGGGAAGAGTTTATCGGGTATTTACGGGGAAATGCGTTTAAGTACCAGTGGCGATTCCTGCATAAAGGAAAAGCGAAAGAGGATTTAGCCAAAGCTAAGTGGTACTTAGACCGACTAACAAATTTTATTGATTTATAGATATGATTACATGGTCTGACTTGGTGCTACCACCAATTAATTTATGGACACTCCCAAGTCAGCCTAACCTACGGAGAAAAGAGATGCCTAGAATGGATGATGCCAATGCAGACTTAGCTGCACAACACGAAGAAATGGCTAGAAATAAAGCAATAGATGGTATTCGCCGTCAAGCGGCGAGTATTGATACAAGTAACCCAACTGGACTTTGCTGGACTTGCGGTGAGTTTATTGGACACAGTAGAAGATGGTGTGATGCAGAATGCAGGGACTTGATGAATGAAACCTAAGATACGAAAGATTGGAGGGGTGTGGTACTGCTACACTAATTGGGATCATATCCCCTGTTTTGGAAATTCTCCTAAAGAAGCTTACACAAGATGGAAGATACGAAATGAGTGTACCTAGTTTTACTTATAGCTCACTAAGTAGGTTTATCACCTGCCCAAGACAGTATGAAGCACACCATGTTTTAAAGTATGTCCCGTTTAAAGATACATCTGCTACGATGTACGGTAAAGACCTGCACCTAGCTGCAGAAAATTACATTGGGAAAGGTGAACCTCTTCCAGAGCGATTCATATTTATTAAGAAGTTCCTTGATACTTTAATAAGTATAAAAGGCGTTAAACTCTGTGAGTATAAATTAGCGATAGCTAAAACAGAAGATAGATTTGAATACTGCGATTATGAAGCGCCTCATAGATATTGGCGAGGTATTGCAGACTTAGTTATTATTGACGAAGATAGCCAGAAAGCCTACATCGTAGACTATAAGACAGGTAAGTCTGCAAAGTATGCGGACACTAAGCAGTTAGCACTACTCGCGGCGGCGGTGTTCCTTGAGTTCCCATACATCAAGACTATTAAGGCTATGTTGCTATTCGTAGTATCTAACGAAGTTGTAAAAGAAGAATATACATACGAGAAAGGTTTAAAGATTTTTGATACACTAGCACCAGTATTAGC